ATGCGCCTTGACACCAGCGGCAATCTGCTGGTGGGGGCAACATCCTCTGTAAATGGTGGATCCGTAATTTCAGTTGCCTCAGGAACAGTTTGTTCCATTATTACTGCTGCGACCGCAAGCACAAACATGATTGTTCTTAGAAACGGCAATGGCAATGTTGGTAGTATTACAACGAGCGGAACCGCGACATCGTATAATACTGCATCAGATTATCGTCTGAAACATGATGTTAAATCTATGACATTTGGCTTGGCAACTCTTGCTGCGTTGAAACCTGTCACCTACAAGTGGAATGCAGACGATAGCGATGGCGAAGGCTTCATCGCTCATGAACTTGCAGAGGTAATCCCTCTTGCTGTTACAGGCGCAAAAGATGCTGTGGATGCAGACGGCAATCCCATCCATCAAGGCGTGGACTACAGCAAAATCGTCGTTCACCTCGTTGCTGCCATCCAAGAACTATCCGCAGAAGTTGAAGCCCTTAAAGCCAAGGTCGGAGCATAACCATGAGCGGCACATTACAAGCATCGGTCGTCAAGGATTCCGCTTCAGCCACCAGCAACCTTATATTGGATGCTAGCGGCAATGTTGGCATTAAAGGCACAACAGCTAACGCATCAGCAGCTCTTGATTTGCAATCAACAACTCAAGGTTTGCGTTTGCCAAATATGACTACAACGCAGAAAAATGCTATTTCAAGTCCTGCGGCAGGTCTTTTGGTATTTGACACAACGCTAGGAAAAGTTTGCGTTTACACTGGTTCTGCTTGGCAAACTGTAACGTCAGCATAAAATTGGGGGATAAATAATGACTGTTACGCTTACTNTGACTGTAGATGAAGCAAATTACGTTCTTGGCACGTTAGGTCAGCGTCCTTTTGCGGAAGTTGCCGATTTNATTTTCAAGATCAAGAAAGACGCTGAAAGTCANATCAATCCTGCACCTGTTCCACAAGAACCAGCAACGGCGGACTGACCATGACAGATGACCATAACACCAATCTCGTTATAGATTCAGCTTTGGCAGGTGGTGTTATGTCGATGCCCCTGTGGGCGGCAGGTTTGAATGAATGGCTGTTGCTATTCCTGCATGCCGGTGGTGCAATTTTAGTAGCTTATCGTTTGTGGGTTATGGTTAGAGAGATTAAGAACAAGTAATGACCACGGGATTAACATACAGCACTTATGTTTCCCAAATCGCCACTATGGCGGTAATAAACAGCTATAACCTGTCCGATCCAACAGATCCGTTCACGATCATTCTGCCTCAGATGATCAACTATGCCGAACTGCGTATGCAGCGCGACATTGACTTCCTGAACACGGTTAACTCACAGACCTTCTCTGGTTCGGCTGGTGTTAATACGATCTCTCTCGGTACCGATTACCCGTTCGTCACCATCCAAAACATCGCTGTTAATGACCCTACTAGTGGGTTTCAAAACCAGCTGATGCCGGTGACAAAAGAGTGGATGTGGAACGTATACCCAGTGGGATCTTCACAATCCCTACCGCAATACTTTGCGCCATTTGATGACAACCTGTTTTTGTTAGGACCGATCCCTGATCAATCATACACTTATGTCGTCACTGGCACNTCACGCTTCCCAACGCTGTCGTCCACAAANCCGACGACATTTATCAGCACGTACCTGCCAGATGTGTTTATCATGGTCAGCATGATCTATATCAGTGCGTATCAGCGCAACTTTGGTAANGCCGTGGATGATCCTGCAATGGCTGTTACGTATGAAAGCCAATATCAAGCCCTTCTGAAGAGTGCTGTTATCGAAGAAAGCCGCAAGAAGTTCGAAGCTTCTGGCTGGTCTTCTATGTCTCCGCCTGTTGTTGCAACGCCTACGAGGTAACCCATGCCTCACATACCAATGACGTTAAGCCCCGGCGTTGATACAACGAAAACGCAGACCCTTAACGAAGCATCTATCACATCAAGCAATCTAATCCGCTTCCTACCTGATAAAGACGGTGCTGTGGCTCAAAAGCTTGGCGGTTGGGTTCAGTATCCGCAATCGCTTCCGTTTCGGTCGGATTCCACAATCCGTGCTTTGAAGGCATGGGAAGACACAAACGCAAACACTTATCTCGGTGTTGGTGCGGAAGCCAATCTGTATGTCATCTCTGGGTCCACATCCCGCGACATATCGCCTCGCACAAAAACATCAAGTTTTTCAGGCGGCATAACAACAACTGCGTCAAGTTCAATTGTTTCTGTCAATGATACAGGCAGCAACATGAACTTGTACAGCAACGTATATTTTACTGTTCCTGTGTTTGTCGGCGGCATCATCTTGAATGGACCGTACAGCACATATCAAGTTACAAACGCGGATAACTATAAGTTTGTTGCTCAAACAGCTGCGACATACACCAACTCATCAACTGCGACGATCACAAACGCATCACCTGCGGTTATTACGGTAACCTACGCGCCTCCTACTGATACAACTGTTGTGTTTACAACAACGGGTACACTACCAACTGGTATTGCCGCCGGGACGACATACTTTGTTCGCAACATCACCAACATTGCGGGTGGCGGCACAACTTTCAACATATCTGCAACACCCACTGGTTCGTATATCAATACGTCATCGGCTGGCAGCGGAACGCATACGGCAACATTTCCTGCACAGACACCTTATCTGTCCGTGTCTTTAGGGTCTCCCATCGTTACATGCTATTTCCCAAACAATGGATATGTAGCCGGGCAGCAGTTTTATATTCCCGCATCTGTAGCGCTGACGATCGGCGGCATTACATTGTCGGGTGTTTATACGATCCAGACAATATCTGACAGCAACACCTTTCAGTTCATTGCTTCTAACACACCAACGGCAAACGGTGCTGGGTTCATCAACAGCGACCAAAGCAATGTTGTGTACTATTACGGTGCACCTCCACCGGCCCCGGCAACTGGGTACAGTTACGGCGCGTACAGCAGCGGCCCCTACAGCGGGGCTGCTATCGGGTTATTAACAGCTGGGTCGCCTGTAACGGCCACAGATTGGTTTTTGGACAACTGGGGTGATACGTTGATCGCTTGCCCTGTGGGCGGTCCTTTATATGCGTGGCAGCCCAATTCTGTCATTCAGAATGCAAACTACATTGCCAATGCACCCGTGCAAAACCAAGGCGTGTTTGTGGCTATGCCGCAGCGTCAATTGGTGGCATGGGGCTCCACATTCACTGGCTTGTCTGACCCTCTGTTGATTCGGTGGTGTGACGTAGAAAATTACAATGTATGGACAGCAAATGTCACAAATCAAGCGGGGTCCTACCGTTTGACGACAGGCAGTCGCATTGTCAGCGGCATGCAGACGAACCAGCAAGCCATCTTTTGGACCGACCTTGACATGTGGACCATGCAATATGTCGGGTATCCAAATGTCTACAGCTTCAACCAAGTCAGCACAAACTGCGGGTTGATAGGTGAGAAGGCAGCTGGTCGGCTAGGCAATAACGTCTACTGGATGAGCCAAAACCAGTTCTTTATGACATCTGGTTCGGGAGCTGATCCTATTGCATGTACGGTTTGGGATGTTGTGTTTCAAAACCTCAACCGCAATTACGTCAATAAGATCCGTTGCGCCCCTAATACATCATTCAATGAGATCTGGTGGTTCTATCCATCGATCAACAGCACCGAGAATGATTCGTATGTGAAATACAATGTTGCCTTGGGCGTGTGGGATTTTGGGTCACTGCCACGGACAGCATGGATTGATCAGTCTGTATTGGGGCCACCGATCGGTGCTGGTGCAGATCGCTATGTTTACCAGCACGAAGTCGGTTATAGCGCCGCTGGGCAACCTATGAATGCTAGTTTTACAACTGGTTATTTTTCCCTCAATGAGGCGGATAACTTGGTGTTTATTGACCAAATATGGCCGGACATGAAGTGGGGGCCGTACAACGGAAACCAAAACGCCACGGTCTATATTACCATCAATACGGCGGATTATCCGACAGATACGCCAATATCATCAGTTACTTATCCTATGACGAGCACCCAAGGGTATATAACACCCAGAGTTCGTGGTAGGTTGTTCTCTATTACAATTCAGTCAACTGATGCGGCACAGACCTTTTGGCGTTTGGGTAAAATCAGGTTCCGTGCTGCACCAGATGGTAGGTTCTAATGGCAAGTTTGGATGATCTTTTAACAGCTCAAAAAAATGGTGTCGTTGCCATTAACGGCGTAGCTAAGTCAAACTTTCCGTTGACGACAAGCGCGGTTATTCCTGCATCCACGACAACTTTGGTTGCTACTGGGAGCGGTCGAATTTATTCGGTCTCCATTCCTACGTTTTCGGGGTCTGGCCAAGTTTACATTTATGATTCGGCTACTGCTGCTGGTGCGGGGGCGACAAATCTTATATATTCATCCCGTGCTGCTAACGCGACAAGCTTTCTTTCGTACCAAGATGTCAGGCTGACTTATTCAAACGGGCTGGTTCTTAAGACTGACGCTAATATGACCTTCTGTGTTACGTACACGCCGAATTAAGGATTGAGTTATGACATCAACATACACAACCAATAAGGGTTTTGATAAACCAGCTATCGGTGACGATGTTGGTACATGGGGCAATAACGTCAATGCTGATTGGGATTTGGCCGATAAAGCTTTTGGCGGCAATGTCTCCTATTCTTTGACAGGTTCGACTACCAGCCAAACCGTTAGTCAGTCAGACGCTGTTAATCAACGCATTACACTGACCGGCAATACAGGTTCGTCATATTCATTTGTCGGCACAGGGTCGATCACTGGCACTGTTTTGACAATTACTGCGGTAAGCAGTGGCACACTGACGACAGGTGCCGTATTGAGCGCCTCTGGCCTTTCTGCAGGTACGACTATTGTTGCTCAATTAACTGGCACCACAGGCGGGATTGGAACGTATACGGTCAGCATTTCGCAAACTGTTGCATCGACGACAATCAATGCAAATAATGGCACCATCTATTTGACGTTTGGATCTGGGTGGTCCGGCATGTGGATTGTGGCAAATAATACCACTGGCCCAGCGGCAATTTATGCCTACACCTCGGCATCTGGCAGCACTGGTGTTTACTTGACGCAAGGCGTTACAAGCCTGATCTTTTCTGATGGAACCAATGTTGGGTTTGCGGATAGTCGTTTTAGCACAAGCTCGATCGGTGCTACCGGCGGCGGCTCTGACCAAATCTTTTTTCAGAATGGTCAAACGGTAACAACCAGCTACACGATACCGTCAACTGTCAATGCTATGACGGCTGGGCCTGTTACGATCAACTCAGGCGCGACAGTAACGGTTAACTCGCCCACAGTCTGGACAATTGTGTGAGGTAATATGGACCCGTTAACAATACTTGCAGCTGCACAGGCGGCCTATAGCGCATTGCAAGCTGGTATTGCTGCGGGTAAAGAAATCCAAGGCATGGCAGCTGATTTATCTGAGCTGTGGGGCAGTGTTGCAAAGCTTACCCACATTTCAGCCGAGAAGCCATCAACCAACATATTCAGCGACAAATCCGCTGAACAGATCGCTATGGAGCGGTTTGCGGCAAAGGCCGAGGCGCAAGATCTCGCGTTAAAAGCCAAGAACATGTTTATTGGGCGGTTTGGTCTTGCAGCATGGGATCAGGTGCAGCGCGAAGTCATCGAGATCCGCAAAGAGATTGAGCGGCAAAAATATGAAGAAGAACGTGCTACCGCAGCCAAGATGGAAGAAATCCAAGAGGCCGCTGTGGTTACAGGTATTGTTCTGTTGTTGTTAAGTATAATGCTTTGTGTCGGTGTTNTACTTTNAAGGAGTTAAGTATAATGGACCTCGGCAAGTTTGGCTCTTTGATTGAAACTATNGCACCGACGATCGCAACTGCTATTGGCGGACCAGTGGCAGGNATGGCCGTTAAGGCACTTTCCACAGCCTTGTTAGGGCATGAAAACGGTACCGAAGATGATATTAATACTGCTCTGGCAACAGCTACGCCTGACCAAATCGTGGCTATCAAAACGGCTGACAACAACTTCAAAGTTCAAATGAAGAAGTTGGACATTGATCTGGAGCGCATTGCTGCGGATGATCGTGATTCGGCCAGAAAATTGCGAATAGAAACAAAGGATTGGACACCAGACCTTTTGTCATTCGTTGTTGTTGTCTCATGGGTTGTGATCCAATTTTACATTTTCAGCCATGTGGTTGACCCGTCTATGCGGGAACTGGTGGCGCGTGTCCTTGGGACGCTCGATGCTGCGTTAACCTTAGTTCTAAGTTTTTGGTTTGGCTCGTCTAACGGTAGTCGTCAAAAGGATGACACATTAAACAATTTAAGGTCTAAGTAAGTTAGTCGAATCAACCGCATAGGAAGACTAAATGACCAAAGTTAAAGAACTGCCTAATACGAATAAACACCAAGCCAAGTTTACCACAGAAAAATTACCAGACACTGACCTGCCAATTGAAGACATCATCGAGTGGCGCAAGAGACAGTTTCTGCAAAAGTCTACAGCTAAAGCATCTCGTCGATTGATTGACATCAATGTCAATTTGACCGGCGTGTATGGCATCATTCACATGGGCGACCCTCACGTTGATGATGACGGGTGTGATTTGGCTTTGCTTGAGCATCACATGAACTTAAGCAACACAACGCCTAACCTGATGGCTGGGAATGTTGGTGACTTGCGGAACAACTGGATTGGCCGTTTGGCTCGGTTATACGGCAATCAAGGCACCACAGCTAAACAAGCCCGTATGATGATCGAGTGGTTCATGCGTAAGGTGAACTGGCTTTATATTGTCAATGGGAACCATGACTGCTGGAGCGGCTCTGATGACCCCATCAAGTGGCTGTGCAAGCAATTGGGCGTTCCAGATCAAGACCACGGCATTCGGCTCAATCTGAAGCACAAGCGAGGCCGAGACATCCGCATCAATTGTCGTCATGACTT